TAGACTCCTCAATCAAAGACTAGAAGATTTATCTGTAGCGGTAACGTCCGGCGCTATTGACAATATGGAGAACTATAAGTATATAATAGGACAAATTAAGGCACTAGAATCAGTGCGTCAGGAACTCTCTAACCTGCTAAACGATAAGGAGCAAAAAAATGGAACAGTCATCAACATCAAAGATACACCTACCGAATAAAAAATTAGTTGGTGTAAAAAAATCAGAAGAAAAAAAAGAAGATACAAAAAAAATTCCTAACCCAACGGGTTGGAGACTTTTAGTATTGCCATTTAAAATGGATGGTAAAACTAAAGGTGGAATACACTTAGCAGAAACAACTATGGAAAAACAACAAGTTGGTTCTCAGTGTGGTTTAGTTTTAAAGATGGGTCCACAGTGCTATATGGATAAAGAGAGATATCCAGAAGGCCCGTGGTGCAAAGAGGGACAATGGGTAATGTTTGCCCGTTATGCAGGATCCAGAATTAAAATAGAAGGTGGAGAAATACGTCTGCTAAACGACGACGAAGTTTTAGCAACTATCGAGAGTCCAGAGGATCTCTTGCATGAATATTAACCATAGGAGGAAACTATGCCAGAAGTAGAACAAAAAAACATGGTAGACATTGATACATCCGGTCCGGGAGCCGAGATCGAAGTATCAGAGAAAAAGGATGAGTCGGTTGTAGAAACCGAAGCACCTAAAGAAGAAGCAGTAGCCACGGACCAAGAACCAGTAAAAGAAGAAACAATAAAAGAAGAAAATAAAGATGAACAATTAGAAGACTACAGTAAAGGTGTACAATCTCGTATTGCGAAACTAACTCGTAAAATGAGAGAAGCAGAGAGAAGAGAACAAGCTGCTCTTGAATACGCTAAAGCTGTTGAAGCTAAAAGAGCTCAAACAGAATCTAAGTTTACACAAGTAAATAATGATTATGTAAAACAATACGAAACTAGAGTCACTAGTGGTATGGATTCAGCTCAAAAAGAGTTGTCTCAAGCCATAGAGTCTGGGGACGCTGTCGCACAAGTAGAAGCACAGAAAAAAGTAGCTGCTTTGTCAATTGACTCAGCAAGACTTAATGTTTTAAAGGAAAGTAAAGAAAAACAGGTAGAAACGCCTAAGGCAAATTTATCTGATGGATCTAGACTTCCTCAACAAACACCTCAACAACTACCAGATCCAGATCCTCAAGCAGAAGCTTGGGCATCAAAAAATTCATGGTTTGGACAAGATAGAGCCATGACATTTACGGCATTTGAAATACATAAGGATTTAACTGAACGAGAAGGTTATGACCCTAAATCAAATGAATATTATGTTGAAGTTGATAAAAGAATTAGACTTGACTTTCCGCATAAATTTGGTACTACTGATAATACAACGTCACAACGACCTACTCAAAATGTAGCTTCGGCTCATAGAGTAAGTAACTCAGGACGCAAAACAGTAAGACTCACATCTTCTCAAGTAGCAATTGCTAAAAAATTAGGTGTGCCACTCGAAGACTACGCAAAACAGTTAAAACTCACGAAGGAGGTATAAGCGTATGAAAAAACAAGAAAATAAAACTTCTCGTGCGGACCAAACACGTACAAAGTCGGAAAGACCTAAAGTGTGGGTTCCACCATCTTCTCTAGATGCACCCCCTGCGCCTGATGGATTCAGGTACAGATGGATAAGAGCAGAAAGCGTTGGCTTTCAGGACACTAAAAATATATCGTCTCGATTAAGAGAAGGATATGAATTAGTTCGTGCTGATGAAGTTGAAAATGCATCTGATTATCCAGTTGTCGACGAAGGTCGATACAAGGGAGTGGTTGGGGTCGGTGGCCTTTTGCTTGCAAAGGTGCCAATCGAGATTGCGAAGCAACGTCAACAGTATATGACAGACCGTCATAAACAAAAGACTGAAGCCTTAGACAACGATCTTATGAAGGAGCAAGACAACAGGATGCCTATCAATATTGATAGACAGTCCCGTGTAACCTTCGGTGGTACAAAGAAAAGTTAATTTTTTAACAATTCTCGGGTTCATCCCTATCATCGATATAACAAGTAAACAAAAGATAGGATAAAACTATGGCAAATAGAAACAGTGGTGGTTTCGGTTTAGTAGCTTCAATGGCAGTCGGCAATAGAGCCGCTGTACAAGGGCAATCTAAATATGAAATCGACGCCGGCGAAACTAATGCTATTTTCAATGGAGAACCGGTTAAAGTAGATATAAATGCTTCAACTGGTGGATATATTGTTACAGCGGCAGCTGGTACTGCGACTGTTGGAGTTCTTAATGGTGTGTTTTTCACAGCAGCGACAACTTTAAAACCAACGTTCAGTAACTTCTACCCTGCAGCAACAACTCCTGCAAATAGCGAAGACGTAACGGCATTTGTTAATGATGACCCTCTACAAGAGTACATTATTGCATCAGACGCTACTTTAGGGGCAACGTTAGCACTAAGAAAATCTAAAGTTGGATTAACTTATGCAACAACTGCTTCCGCAGGTAGTACAACAACAGGAAAATCTAGCTTACAACTAGGCATCTCAACAGCAGCAACAACTGCTAAAGCATTGAGAGTGGTTAGAGTAGCAGAAGATCCAGAAAACGAAGATCAAACAGCAGCGAATTGCTCTGTAGTTGTAAAAATCAACTTACATCAATACACAGTTGGATCTTTGGCAACAGGAATATAGGAAGAATAGGAGAATAAAATATGGCTATATCAAGAGCACAACTAGTTAAAGAACTAGAGCCAGGTTTGAATGCACTATTCGGCCTGGAATACAAACAGTATGAAAATCAGCACGCTGAAATTTATACTTCAGAATCATCTGACAGAGCTTTCGAAGAGGAAGTAATGTTAAGTGGTTTTGCAAACGCGCAAGTAAAAGGTGAAGGTAGTGGAGTCTCTTTTGACGAAGCACAAGAAACTTTTTCTGCGAGATACACGCATGAGACAGTAGCTTTAGCATTTGCTATCACGGAAGAAGCTATCGAAGATAACCTCTACGATAGAATCGCTTCTAGATACACAAAAGCTTTAGCGAGATCTATGTCAAATACTAAACAAGTAAAAGCAGTTGAACCTTTAATCAACGGTCTACCAACGACAGACGGTTTTGATTCAGGTGATGGTGTTGCACTATTTAGTACAGCACACCCAACAATAGCGGGAACTTACAAGAACACGCTATCTGCGCAAGCTGACCTTAACGAAACATCATTGGAGCAATCATTAATTGATATCGCTGCAATGACTGACGAAAGAGGTTTGAGAATAGCTGCTAGAGGAGTTAAAATGATAATTCCTTCTAAGCTTCAATTCACAGCTGAGAGATTGATGAAATCTCAAGGTAGAACTGCGACTGCTGATAATGATATCAATGCAATAGCATCTATGGGAATGATTCCTCAAGGTTATAGAGTGAACAACTACCTAACAGATGACGATGCATTTTACATCATTACAGATGTTCCTAACGGTATGAAGATGTTCAACAGAGCACCTTTAACTACTGCTATGGAAGGTGATTTTGACACTGGAAACGTTAGATACAAAGCTAGAGAAAGATACTCATTTGGAGTATCAGACCCTAGAGGTATCTTCGGAGTAGAAGGCGCGTAATCATTAATTTTGTGTGGCGGTCTAAAAACCGCCACATTTAAAACATACAGAAATAAAACATATGAAAAAATTCTTAATTAAAATTACTGCCTACGGTTACATAACCGAGTTTACAATTATGGCAGAAGACAATTCTAATAGTATCGAAAATGAAATCCTTGACAAACTAGGAAAAAATGATATTAATTGGGAGAAGTCAGGCTTTTATAGTTTGACAAAAAAATGGTTAACCTTTGAGGAGATTAAGGATGACAAACTTACAAGACCTATACAAACAGAAAAGGTCTCTGGAGTTGAGTTGGGAGCAGGAGCATCTTAACGAGGGTAGATATACTCTTGATATGGTCAGAATAGATCATAAAGTCAGACAAGTAATTGCTGATATTAAGACAAAAGAAGCTGAGTTAGCACACCATGTTAGCAAAGTAGAAGACTCTGCACCACAAGTTTCCGTAGCTACTTAGTAAAAAGCTACACCACTGAAATACCACTTTCACCACAGAATCTCTTGCACTCTACATAAATCTGTTGTATATTTACAACACTGTACATTAAATAAATAAAATAAATGTAGACGCGTACAGTCGACATCCCTAGAGGACTACATTTATGTATTCTAGGAGGAATATAACATGGCAAACACAACGTTTAATGGTGCGGTACGTTCTGAGAACGGCTTCGTCGATATAACAAAAACAGCAGCAACTGGTGCAATTACTACTAACTCAACGTTCAGTAATAATACATCAATTGGTGGAACATTAGCTACTACAGGAATATCTACATTAGCAGGCGGTCTTGATGTTGATAGTACTGGTCTTAAAATAGCTTTAACAACTAACTATGAACTAACTGGTTTAAACCCAAGATGGGCAGCTAACTTTGGTGGTCATTTAGCAGGTCAAGATCAAATTCAATCTACATTGAATGTTCTTTCTCCAGCTAACATAATGCACAGACTATTCTTAGCAATGGTACCGGTAGCATCACAAACAGCAGTACCTACAGCAGCGCAAGCAGCTACGGTATTTGGTGGAACTGGTGTAACAGGAGCGGATGTTGCAATTGGAACAACTGGTTCTCCAGGAACAACTCCAACTGTAACTCAAAAGATTTCTAGATTAACTGGTGGTGTATCAGGAACTGTAGTAATGGCAGCAGGTGCTGACTTAGCTTCAGCTGGTGACGAAACAGTAATTCTTTTCACAGGAAATACTTTTGCTTCTTCAGGAGTTCTTAAATTTACTTTAAATGCAAACAACGAATTAGATGCAGAGTCAGGTGAATTTTTGGTTTCTGATGATGGTGGAAACATTTATGATAGAGAATCTCCTCCAACAGACTTGGATCAAATTATCATCATGACTGACACTGGCGATTGTACAATTGGTGCAGGTTCTTACACATACTTACATGCTTCAAACGCAACTGATGTTATGAGCTGTAAACAGTTGTTAAATACAACTGGTGGAACTATAGCCATTACATACGGTAACTAATAATTAATTTTTGTGGCTCCTTCGGGGGCCACATTAAATTTAGGAGAATAAAAAATGGCAGATGTTAAATCAAGTAATACAATTGCAGTACAAACAGCAGACCCAGATGGTTTGTCTACAGCAGCAGCTGTTGGAAACAACGCAGCTTTAACTTTAGGCGGAGCATTAACAAGTGGTGGATCTTTTACAGCAGAATCAGGAACAGCTAGACAAATTACACTTTTAAGTGCAGGAGATGATGACGCAATATCTTTTAATATTGTTGGTACAGATATACATGGAGACTCTCAAACAGAAAACGTAACTGGAGTAGATACTGGTACAGCAACAAGTACAGAATATTTTGCAACAGTAACTTCTATAACAGCAGTTGGAGACCCAGCAGGAAATATGTCTGCAGGAACTAGTGTAAACGTAGCAGGAGTTGTGTTCAAAGGTCCTACTAGAGTTAAAGGTTTGGTTTGGTCCGGTGGCGGTGCTGTTGGAACAGTGAGCATAAGAAATACTAGTACAGC